TAGCTATTTTAATTATTTATCAAAATAGCTAAATTCCTTTTTCAAAAAAGTTCAAAATAAAAAGTCCGAAACTTTTGCAAAAATATTTTTGGTGGTTTTTTGAAATTCCATTTTCTGAAAACTTTTTGAGAACCAACTTTTTATTTTTATTTTTAGCTATTTTGATTATTAATCAAAAAAGCTTAGCTATTTTAATTATTTATCAAAATAGCTAAATTCCTTTTTCAAAAAAGTTCAAAATAAAAAGTCCGAAACTTTTGCAAAAATATTTTTGGTGGTTTTTTGAAATTCCATTTTCTGAAAACTTTTTTGAGAACCAACTTTTATTTTTCTAACTTAGCAATTGTCAATATTATTGCCGATTGCTAAGAAATCGGCAATATTATTGATTTTTGCTAAATTCCTTTTTTTTCACCTTTCAAATACCAATTTTTAGGTTACAAAGTAACAGTTACCTAATTACATTCAAATATGCCGACCCCTCGGGATCTTCCGGACGGCATTAGAATGTAAAAAGTGTCAAAAAACTCTTATGTTTTTCAATATTCTATTGCATCAGCATCACGCATTCTGCGTGCGCGTTTTTCCGTATATTCCTTTTCACTAGTATATGTTTTCTCTGCCCAATAATCACTATCTATTTTCATATTCATTCTGGCTCTTGCAGAGAATTTTGAATTCCCTGATAGTTCATATAATTGTAGTGTTTTTATTGCCAAATATATATAAAGATATTGTTCTCGCGTCCATTCAGTATTGATCACACATGCACTTATATTATTCAAAAACAATATATCGCTAAATTTCAATGATTTTATTTCTGGTTCCTCTACTATCCAATCAATAGAATCTTTATAGCTTCTATTACAAAAAATATTCAAAAAACAATCATTATTATAAGTTATACAACCTTCCGTAGAATACAAATTTATTAAGACTTTTTCAATCCATTCATTCGTTTTTTTGTACATAGAAATAGCGTATTCACTATCACAATGAAACACATTATGATTTCTAGAAGAACAAATGAGACATGCCATTTTATATGATACTCTATGTATCATTATGTATTTATTTCTTTTTTTTATATCTTTTACACCTTTCAATTGCCGTAGGCGATTTCTAGGTTGCAAAGTAACAGTTACTTACCTATATTTTCATTCTTACATCGTCCAAATACTCGTTTCTTCATTCCATTCTTTCAGGAAAGGAATGAAGATATTATTTTTTGACAACCTTTTGTATATTTTTTGTGAGAACATATCGTTCATAATGCATGGTTCTCCGCCGCAAATTACATGACAGGCATGCAATCTCAATATTATCAATATTATGACCCATTTTATTGTCTATTCGTTCTAATGTCCATTGTTTCGGTTCTCGCACATTTTCATATAAGAGTGCAACACATTCTTTGCAGTAAAAACATTTTAGTTTACAATCTTCCATTTTTTGAAGAACGCCTGACAAATCGGCAAATTTTCCAATGCTATATATATTTTTTTCAATATCTTGAGAACGATAACTGGATAATTTATTTTTGATTTGTTGGTACAAGAAAAGAGATTTAGATGAATCAAACAGAATTTCATATTGGTTCTCGCGATCCAGTTCCGTTTCTGTAAAATTCCATTTGGTGGTGTTTGTGATTTGTCTTTTTTGTATTTCCTTTTCTTTTATTTTTTTTTCCATTGGTATTTTTTCGGTATGTACATCAATAACAATATTTTTACAGGATTTATTGGAATTTTCATCTTTTTCTTTTTCTATTGTATTCGTCAATTTATTTATGGATGCATGAATATCATTATATTTACAACTCGGTGTGTTCTCAACAATAGATAATGATATTAATTTAGTTTGTTTATTTTCCATATATTATAGTATGAATATTATTTATATTTCTATACTATATGGCTGATTCTATAAATACTAATAATAATTTTAATGATTTAATATCAAAAGCAAAAGTCTATAATAAACAGTTTTTTTATGAAGCCGAAAAATCTGAATCGGATATTGCAAGTTCATCATTACAACAAAACGATTTAACAACCGCAATCTCTAATGTAATCACAAAATCATTAACAAAACCACCAACAGATTCATTATCTAGTTCATTATCGGAAGCAATTAAAAATGAATTGTCTATGCAAATGCAATCGGATACTGCAGAAAACGAACAAGAAAAGATAAATTTGACAAATGTAGTTATGGAAGCAGTCATAAATGGATTAAATAATAAAATCAAAATTACTGATATAAGTGAATTACCACAACCAACCGATTTAAAAAGTACAATCTCTAATGCAATCACAAAATCATTAACAAAACCACCAACAAATTCATTATCTAGTTCATTATCTAGTTCATTATCGGAAGCAATTAAAAATGAATTAACTCCCCAACCGCAACCTGTCATTACAGAAAACAAGCCAATAGATTTAACAACCGCAATCTCTAATGCAATCACAGAATCATTAACAAAACCACCAACAGATTCATTATCTAGTTCATTATCGGAAGCAATTAAAAAGGAATTGTCTCCGCAAGAGCAATCGGTCATTAAAGACAAAAATACAACAACTGCAATCTCTACTGCACCGATACCGACAAAAACATCAACAGAATTAGCTTATCTTATGGCAAAATCATTCATACAAGAATTACGGAAACCACCCATCCAACCAACAAGAGATTTATTATCTACTGCAATCACTAAAGCAATAACTGAAGTATTACAAATACCACCCTCAGCCACACAACCAAACTTAGTCGCACAAACAACCTCAGACGCACAAACAGTCCCACTCGCACAAACACCAACAGTACCACCCGCACAACAACAAGAACTATCTCCTGAATTGTTGAACATGCTCAAAACTGTAATGACGAATCAAGGTATTAGTCAAGACGACCAAAATGATATTCTTGTTACTATGAAGACAAATGAAGAAGTAATTCAAAAATACAAAGAAATAAATGAAGAAAATAAGAAAAAACAACCTGATCCAAGTATACAAAACGCACAATACGAAAAACAAATCAGCGATTTAATGAACAAAATCATCACAATGGAAAACAAAGAAAAAAGTAATCCCGTTACCAACATCAGCGCATTACCAAAATATGAAATTCTACCCAATGATTATGCATACATGTTACATACAATAGAAACACCTGACAAAAAAAATAATGCACCAATATAATTTATCCAATATTATTATATATGGAATTTGATTTAACAAAAAATATATCAAAAAATACAATCAATTATAATTATCATGAAACAACATTTTACAAAAATCAGTTTGAAAAAACATTACATAACGGGGGATATATAAAAATACCATACCCTTCAATACTAAACAAACCTAATATTTATTCAAATATATTTGATGCCGAATATGTAACGACAAACTTGTATATTACTAATAAAATTCATAGAATAAAAAATATACATTTTGATGGTGAATTGATAATTGAGCACAAATCTCTTACCAATAATAAATTGCGATTGTATTCTTGTTTCTTACTAAAATCAAATGCAATATTACAAACAGATATTGATTTATTACTTCAAGGTAATAAAGATATTACTATGAATTTAAATCAATATATAAAACCAAGTCAAGCAATTTATTATATAAATGCAACCGAACATGTGATTATTTTTACGACCCCTATATCTATAAAAACGAAATTAGAAGATTACAAGTCTATAGAGTTGATAAACCCAAATAGCGCAACATATGAGATTGTGAACATGAAATATAATTTAGGGAATCTTATAGAAGGCATTGACGAAACTGTCATCGCCACCTATTGTCAACCAATTGATGAAGAAGACCCTACTATAAAAGATACCGCAGCAGTATTAATACCATCTGATGGCCAAGTAGCGATTAATAAAGCAGAAACAAGTCAAATAACAACGGCCTTGAATTTTTTCGGTTTTTTTATTTTAGTTTTGTTTGTTGTACTAGTCGTACCATCACTTTATCAAAATTTTATTATTGATTTGATTTTAGATAATAAAAAGGATCCACCTGGATTTTCACCGCAACAATTATTGAATAGAACCAGTGGTGCAGATATTTATATTGGTGTTATTTTATTCGGTTTTTCATTTTCTCTAATAAACAAGGGTATTGTCAATAACAATACAATGCATACTATTATTGGATTTTATGTTTTTATCTTTTTCTTGGCGTCTTTTATTGTTTTACAATACCAACGAATATTTGATAAAACGAATTTCTTGAAAAAATTTACACAAGATCAGGGTCTTCTAGCTACATTACAAGATTTTTCTCCAAGTCCTGATATTGGAGGATTTTTGTTTGATAATCTTACGCAAATGTTTGTAAAAAAAGAAATAGATCCAACAACTGGGAAAACGAGATTACAATTTCAGTTTAATTTTGCAATTGTCGTAATTATTTTTACTATTTTATACTTGATATTGAAAAAATATAAATTAGATAAAAGTACGAGCAAATCTATCTTTTTATCATTACCGATGTATATGTTTTTATTGGCAATATATATTGCGGTCTATATAAAACATATTCGTGAAAAGAATTTGGATTGATCAAATGTATTTATTTTATATGATCAAATAAAATATGCGCAATATGCAATGTATCTAATTATATAAAGATGCACCTGCAATACGCTCAGCAACGGGTTTAAAATCACTTGAAAAAGATCCATCTTTATTAAAATTTTGAGAAGGCGCCATTGTTGCAATGACTTCTTCTTCTAAGGTGGTCTTATGTGTAGGGTTCATCATTATCATATCCATCTGTCTTTTTTTTTCAGAAGGTGTATGTTTTACCATATATGCATCACCTCCATTAGATTTTACCAATGAGCTTCTTCGTAATAGTTCATATCCAACGAAAATGTATATAACCCCTAAAATAGGATTTGTGTAGAAAAATAAATAAAGGGTAACAATCAAAATGAATAATAAACCAATAGGTGTATTGATTGTATTTGCCAAAAATCCAGGTGTTTTGAATGGAAAAATAATATAAATTGCAAAAATAGCAAGAGTTGTTATTTCTAAAGAAGTGAATGATTTTGTAAAATCGGCAAGTTTCATATTCTTGGATTATATTATATTATATTATATTTTTTGCATGATAAAATTGAAAAGATCCTAAATATATACTCATACTATATTCAAATATGACATCCAATAATATTCATACACAAGGCAACTTATTCACAACTACTAAAAATACAATGAATAGTTGTAAATGGAATAAAAAAATAATTACATCAAGACCACCAGCTACTACTCTTAAAAAAAGCAAAACAGCACAAACATTTGTAGTAACGCACGAATACAAAGAATATGTACGATCTCAATCCTATTTGGGTAAAAAAGGGTATACGCTATTAAAATCAGTGATTTCTACAGAAGATTACGAATTTTTAAAAAAGGATTTATATTTAACACCATTTACTGCTGGTCTATCATATGGAAATACGGAAGATACTGGATTTCCAGTTTATAGAGAAAATTCTGCTAAAATATATATACCTAGGTTTTACGGTATAAAAAGATATGGGTTACCCGATATTTCAGAACTTGAAGAAGGGAATAATATAGATATTGATTTTGTGAAAGAGCTGCGTGATTATCAAACGAATGTTGTAAATTTGTATTTAAAATATGTAAATACGTCAATATGTAGAAATGACAGCAAAAATGGTAATGGTGGGATATTAGAATTACCATGCGGGTATGGTAAAACTGTATTGTCTCTAAAAATAATTGCAGAATTGAAAAAGAAAACGCTCATATTGGTTCACAAAGAATTCCTTATGAACCAATGGATAGAACGAATTACTGAATTTTTACCAAGTGCTCGAGTAGGTAAAATCCAAGGATCCGTTTTTGATGTAGACGGAAAGGATATTGTAATAGGCATGATTCAAACAATGCATAGTAGAGATTTTCCTACTGAATCCTTTGCATCATTTGGGTTAACAATTATTGATGAAGTACATAGAATTGGCAGCGAAGAATTTTCCAAAACATTGTTCAAGACATTAACGCCTTATATGTTAGGAATATCCGCAACAGTGGAAAGAAAAGACAAATTAACGAAAATATTATATATGTTTATAGGTGAAAAAATATACACGGTTGATAGGAATGACGATGATCCAGTGCATGTAAGATCTATAGAATTCAAAACAAATGATAGAGAATTTAATGAAACAGAGTATGATTTTAGAGGATCACCTAAATATAGTACGATGATTACCAAACTGTGCGAATACGGTCCAAGATCAGATTTCATTGTAACTGTCATTGATGATTTATTAAAAGAGAATGAAGAAAAACAGATTATGGTTTTGGCACATAATCGTGCATTGTTAACATATTTATATGATGCAATACATCATCGTATTTCAAATGATGAAGATATTGTAGGTTATTATGTCGGTGGTATGAAGGAAAAGGATTTGAAAATAACGGAAACGAAACGAATTGTATTAGCAACATATGCAATGGCAGCAGAGGCACTTGATATAAAAACATTATCAACGCTTGTAATGGCAACCCCAAAAACAGATATAGAACAATCTGTAGGCCGTATATTGAGAACACGCGGACAGAATCCAATTGTTGTAGATATAGTAGACGCACATGAGTATTTAAAGGGACAATGGTCCAAACGAAAAGCATTTTACAAAAAATGTAATTACAAAATATTTTCAATAAATTCTACTAAATATAATGGATTTATGATGGATTGGACAAAAGATACAAGTTGGAAAATAGAATATGATCCAAAAGTTGCAAAAACAACTTCATTATTGGGTAAAAACAAATGTTTGATACAAATACCGATTGAAGATATTGCGAATGAACCTGTGTGATATTTCTCATATCAGTATAATAAAAAATAAATAAAAATAAATAAAAATAAATAAAAATAAATAAAAATAAATAAAAATAAAAAAGTATATTGATAGTGTATTCTATACAGAATACATTATCATTTTTTGTGTTATTTTTGTAAACAATTACCAGAATTTCCACCAACATGATTTCTGTGTTTTTTTTGCGTTTTTGTTTTTGCGTTGGGTTTTCTTAGCAGCATTTTTATTTTTCTTACTTTTCTTACCACCGCTCATGTATTTGGATGCTTCACCTCCTGTACTGGATACAGATGGTTCAGGAAGAACATTACCGCCGTTATTATTGAGTTCTAAATCAGACATTATTATATATATATAATCCATATATATTATTTGTTGCAAGAGTAAAGACAAATGATATTTATAGATAATCAAAGCATACTAATATGAACGACTTTTTGTTCAGGTTGGACTATTCGAATAGGTACCCATTTTTTGAATTTCATATTGAATCGGCATTCCATAAAAACATGTTTTTTCAAATCTACATATTTATCATAATCAATATTCTCAAAATCCTCTTCATCATCGCTTTCTTCAATAGCGTCTAAATTATCATTTTCCTTTATTTTCCTAAATATTTTATTCATAAAAACGCTTGTTTTGTAATTAGGAATATAAGCAACATTATAATAAACGCATGTTTTGTTACGCCCATATGCAAATAAATTATATACATCAAACTGTAAATCAGCCATTACTTTGAAAATAGCAATTTGTCTATATAGCGATTTAGAAAAATCTGCTCGATATGGTGTATATATTTCTATCGTATTGTTCAAACCAGGGGCTGCTGCAACATGTTGTCCAAATCCCTTTTTAACAGGATATACATTCAAATATGGCATAATAGTAGACAAACATCTGTACTGAATATGATGTATCGGATAATGATTTGTATATGCTGATGGAACCTGATAGATACATTCATACTCTGTACTATGTTGTAATCCCCACATAATTGGCAAATAAAACGATACTGAAATATGCTGTTTGTCTTCTGTAAATAGATTTTCTAAAAACCCCAATTTTTCTCCATAATATAAACCTTGCATAGGAACACCTCTGTAGAAAAATACATCTTCTACAATAAAATGATTATTTACCATTGTCCCGTAAAGAAGGGTGCCTATTGCAATTTTGTGTATGATAGATTCATCTAATATTTCATATGTTATTTTATTTATTTTGCGTTCTTTGTTTATTTCCATGATAAAACAAACATCGTCTTCGCCGTAAAATGTAAACCATGCATAACATTTTATTCCCATAGGAATACCAATGCACACATTATAATTTTGCGAAACTTTCTTATGCGGAATGGTCTCATAGGAAAGTTCTATTTTTGGAAATCGTTGTAAAAGATGATATATTTGGGTAGAGGTTAGTTCGGTATTCATATTTTGCTATATATATTCGCGAGTTGTTTCTAAATATTTTTAGATTTTATATTTGCTTCATTTTTATACTAATGAAGATTTGAAATGGTACACGTCCATTTGCTTCGCTGTAGGGCGTTTCATTACACCTTTGCACCTTTACACCTTTTAACCTTTCAATCGCCGATTTATACATCATAATTCTGCCTAAAGGCAGAATTATCAATATATAAAGGCGATTTATCGGTGTAAAATGCCGATTATATACAGTAATTCTGCCAAAGGCAGAATTATGATGTATAAATCGGCGATTGAAAGGTTAAAAGGTGTAAATGTGCAATGGTGTAAATTCATTGTCGGTAATTGTTTCGATTGAATATCTAGTGGTACGCTCTGCTTTGCTAGAGACGACCCATTAAAAATCTTCAAGGGTGTATATACTATTGCATATGTTCACTTTTTGCTCTACATTACAATAATTCATATTTTTGTCTCTTTATTTAATATATGCCAGAAAAAAATATAAATTTCAACTTACCAGGTATACGCGATGTCCCTACATACGATTATGGTGAATATCATCTGCATAATCCTGGTGATTTTTACGGACCTTATTATGATATAAATGACACCACACAAAAAGGTTTGCCAAAACATATACATGTGTATGATGATGCAATTGAACAAATACTAGGGCCAAATAGTAAGGATGAAGGATATGTAGGAAAAGAGACAAACAATGAATGGTTTACCGAAACATTCAATAGAATATATAATAAAGCGTTTCAATCTCTAATAAATGAAGAAAGTATTATCAAAGAGTTCAAAGATGATATCGGTGAATACAAAGGTGAAGTATATTATATTTATGATACAAATGGAAACAAAAAAATAATCAAAAATAATGGGAAATTTCTACGTCATGGTTTAGGAACGAACAGATTTGCAGATGGACATATATATTCAGGACCATGGTATAACAATTTTATGAATGGATATGGTATTCTAACACATGAGGATGATTCTATTTTTTGTAAAACAGAATGTCGTTGTGGTTATTATGGCGATTTCAAAAATGGTAAAATGCATGGACAAGGTGTTGCATTTAATGATAACAAAGGTAAATGTTACAAATATGAAGGAAAATTTAATAATAATGAACCTTTTGGAAAGGGTACATTTACTGATTATAGTGATCCTGAAAATCCTAAGATAACAACAGAAGCTATAATTAGACCTACTGTTCCTATAGCAAAAGAGGAAAACTATTTGTATAGAATTTTTGATAATGATAATGCAATAATGACAAAATTAATAAAATCAACGATTTTTGTTGATAATGCAAAACCATTTGTTGCAGAATCATATATTCCACCATCAGGAAAAAAAATTACTAGAAAAAATTCAAAGGTATCTAACACTGTATCTTCTCATGGTAGTTATGAATACTCTAGTAGAAAGGAAAAAACTAAAAAAGGCGGAAAACGGAAAACATACCGCAAGAAAAATGCAAGAAAACACAAGTAAATTACTAATATGCAATTTTATTTGTTTTTTTTGACCATTCTTCGAAAGCTTGTTTATAATAAAGAGAACATTCTTGTAAATGGATCATTTTTATACTTCGGTTCTCGTGTTTTTTGGATATTTCATCATAAATAAGGGAATCGTCAAAATGTATAGCTGCTGCATCATCCTTCGTATTTCCATAATAAATCGTTTTAATACCCGCCCAGTAACATGCAGAAAGACACATTGGACAAGGTTCGCAACTAGTATATAATGTACAGTTCTCTAATTTGAATGAATTTACAAATCTACATGCATGTTTTATAGCAACCATTTCTGCATGCAATGTAGGATCATTTTCTATAGTTACCATATTGTGACCTCTTCCAATTAATTCTTGAGAATCGTTTTCAAAAATGACAGCACCAAATGGACCACCACCTCGTTGAATAGATAAGGATGCCATTCGGCACGCTTCTTCCATATTTTTTATATGATTCATTATAATATGTTCTCAAATTTTTTGTATGTTCTCACATTCATGAAATTGTTTATTGAATTTCTTTCAAAAAGATTTCTAAATCATTTTTTAAATCTTGGTATTCTAGACTTTTATATTCAACAATTTGAGAACAAGAAATAGAATCTTGTAGATTATGTTCTGTATCCTTTTTCTTTTCTTTATCCTGTATATCTTGCAAAATGGTTTTGTATTTTTGGATTTGAGAACCTACTAAATCTTTCGTTTTTTTTGTACTATAATTATCTTTCATCCAATTCCATATTTGATGTCCAGTTATTATAATGATCAATGAAACAATTATTTTAATTATTATAGATATCCACATATATGATGTAGTAGATTTATAAGTTTTTTAATTTTCCGCAATATCGATAAATACTTTGTGAAGCGCAAGTAAAGTTTGCATTTTGTATTTATTATGTTATTATGAAATGTATGCGAAATAAACATCATATATGTAAATGGCAGTGAATAACTTTAGTTGAATTATTCAGTGTATGAAAGGTGCGATTTTTACACCAGTGAAAATTTAAAATATAGGAGAAATTTACAGATTATTCACTTGTTCTAACTGCGTGAGTTGCGAAAACAAAAAAATCGTATTTAGAACAAGGGATAAGAATTCTGTAATAAATATACTGAACTTAACTAAATATTGGATACATAACCAAACAACACCAGTAGAGTTTCAGTTTCAAGCATCGTCTTTCACCTGTGGAAACAAAAAAAAAAGACAGGGTTAAGTAAGACAATCGGCGTTAAGAAACAACCTCGTAAGAGTAAGCATGCCTATTGATTTTACATTTTTTAATTATTTTTTCGTTGTTAAATCCGGCGTTTGAAATATTAAAATGTAAAGGTGTAAAACAATATAAATGTAATAATATAATCATAAATATAAAATGCCAACTGTTCTTGTTGTTGAAAAAACGGGAGTCATCAAAGAAACCATCATGAAAACATTTTCAGAGAAAGAATTATACAAAAAAGCAGGATTCAAAACGAATGATGGATTTGAATGTCAACATAAATGGGCAATAGAAATAGATAATGAAAAAACGGTAGTATCTTTATTTGCTAAAACAAACGGCAGAGCAGGTCAAGAAAATAAATACGATTTTCCACCACCAGTGGATACTGTATTATTTTTTGGTGCATGTGTGTTAGTCTCTAACATTAGTGAAGATGCATCATCTTGCGGAAATTTGAATGTAAATATGTGGGAAGCAATATACGAGACATTGTTTGGCGGTTTTGAAGATATTGACAAAGATTCTGATGTATCAGAAGACAATGTTAGTTCTGATGTACCAAGAACAAAAGAAGGATATGTAAAAGATGGATTTATTGTAGATGATGATGACGATAGTGAGTTTGATGACGACGATGATGATGACGATGACGATCAAGATGAAGATGAAGAAGTAGAAATACAATTACCTAAAAAAAATATTAAAAAACCAGTAGCTAAAAATAAGAAAATTACTGTTTTTGATAAAATAGATACAATGGTTACACCACAAGATCTTGAAATTTTGCAATGCACAAAAGAATTGGAAGAGGAATTATATGATGAGTGATCGTAATATTGATCCCTTTCCATGAACGAAAATATATATCATTAGAAATCGATAAAATTGAAATAAAATAATATAAAAATATTTGTATTATTTTATTATTTACGATAATGTCATTTCATCCTGAAATATTCCGATCAAATATACGAAATAAGTTAAAAGAAAAGATAGGGAATAGTGAAAAAATAGCAACAAATTTAGAAAAGGCTATTTTCAATTATGCAATAAAGGAATCTACACAAAAAAAAATAATTAAAAAATGGGAAAATCCGTATTTCAAGCAATTGTATGTAGATCGTTTAAGAACCATTTTTCATAATTTAAATACAAATATAATAGAACAATTGAAAACAGATGAATTGAAGCCCCAAACATTGGCTTTTATGACCCATCAAGAAATAAATCCAGAAAGATGGAAGGATTTAATACAACAAAAAATAAAAAGAGATGCTTCCAAATTTTGCACAAATATTGAAGCATCTACTGATATGTTTACATGTAAAAAATGTAGGTCAAAAAAATGCACATATTATGAATTGCAAACAAGATCTGCAGATGAACCTGCAACTATTTTTGTAACATGTTTAGATTGTGGAAAACATTGGAAGAGTTAGTTATTTTTATATCCATAAACAAAAACATATAAAAAAATCTATGAAAAAAATATATACAATATATACAAAAAACAAATAATAAATAACATTTTTATATCATTTCTAAATCGCTCAATCTCCAATATTCACATCCGCCATTTGGAAGCGGTCGCTGAATAATGAATGGTATTTTTTTCTGTTCTAATTCTTTCAATGCAATCAAATAACCGTCAATCAATGTTTCATCCACTTCAATAAACGGTTCTGCACCAGAATTAATTTGTTCGGCGCGTTCGCCTAAAACGCGCGCTCTTTCATATCTAGATAATATTGGTAATGTTTTATGCAATGGATCAATAATAATACCTTTGTTATTTTTTACAACAACGCACAACGATTCTATTTCTTCATAATTTAATGATTTCAATTCAGGATGATAATTACTAATGATATCTTTTTGAAGATCTTCTATTTTTTCTAATCGTTCGTCTTCATCTTCATCATCATCTTCATCTTCGTCATCTTCGTCTTCATTTTCAAAAACAGTTTTTACTATATTTTCTTCGTCTTCATCAATATTTTCTTCATTTTCGTTTTCATTATTATCCATATCACTGTCATTATTTTCATCCAATTCATCATCTAATTCATCATCTGAATAATTATTCGCGAATTTTTGGGGTTTTTCATTAACAGATGTATCAGACATTGTTTCAGATATATTATCATTTTCTTCATTTTCAAAATCCATATCGTAAATATAATATAATGTATTATATTTTCTAAATAATATTCTTTCAATTTTATTGAGATTTATTTAAGGTCATCTGTTTTCCATGTAAAATCACAATCTGCACAGATATATACATATTTCAAATTATCATCATCATATCTAATATATATAATTTCTGTGTTCTCTTTTTTTTTATCATGTGCATTTGTAATGCAAACATCATTTGGACATTTCATATTATATAATCTCGGTAATGTAGGATCCATTTTTGTGTATTTATTTATAATATGATTAAATTTTTGTTCACCTTTTTTGAATTGTGTATTCAAAACGCAATGTCCCTCATTTGCAATCATTTCATCAACAGATCCACAATTGCGACAGTAGTAAGTCAATTTATTTGAATCTTCTGAATCAATACCTATGTATAACATATTGTTGCATTCTCTACAAAACTTCATTTTCCGGTTATATATATTATCTTATTATATATTATCTGTTTTATACTTTTTATATTTTATATTCAATTTTATCAGTGTGTCTCTATAAAATTGAAATAAAGAATAATATATTCTACTATTATAACTGAAAAATGGCAACTGTAAATACAAATCATGTAACAAAATCGGGAAATGTAACACAAAAATCTATGAATCTTACCTCTTTCTTGAAAACCCATATTATAAAGAAAGATTCATCCCTGGAATCTACAAATACTAGAATTGGCGATGAAGAATCTAAGATTTTTGGGGGTAATTATCACATTTCAACAGAAGAATACCCCGAATTCTTGAATATGGTGTATCGTGAAGTATTTATTCGAAAAAATCCAGAATATTTTACAGAAGCGCAATTAGAAAAAGGGCCTCTCTTAATAGATGTAGATTTGCGACATGAATTATCTATACAAAACCGACAATATACAAGAGATAATATAGTTGAATTTATTGAACTATATTTAGACATATTCAAACAAATGTATCAATTTGATGATGAAGCAGTTGTTTCATTTTATGTTCTTGAAAAACCCAATGTGAATCCAGTTCCCAAAAAAAAATGCACAAAAGACGGCATACATATTATTATATCATTACATTGCGACCGTATTACGCAGCAAATTATCCGCAAAAAAGTAATCTCTAAAATCGGCGATATTTGGAACAAAGATGAGCTGAACATAACTAATGATTGGGAATCGGTATTTGATCTTGGTATAAGTACAGGTAAAACAAATTGGCAATTGTATGGTTGCAGAAAACCGAATCATGAACCATATGGCTTAACCCAGATATACAATGCAACTTTTGATAGTTCAGATCAGCAGTTCAGTTTAGTATATGAAGAACCTGCGACATTTAATATAGCAACAGAGATATACAAATTGTCTGCGAGATACCCCGATCATTATGAACCATTTATGACAAACGAATTTATAGAAGAATATAATGCATTTTGTTCTCAAAATACGAATAAACCAAAACGACAAACAAATTCAAATCAGCAACTACAGACATTAGTATTACCACAAGACTTTTCTGTATTGTCTATTACAAATCGCGAGCAATTGGAACTATGTTTGACAATATATGTGGACGGTGTTTCTAAAAATGCAGATAAATACAAATGTTATGAGGCATACGGATATACCATGACATTGCCTGCATGCTATTATGAAACTGGATCATATGATAAATGGTTTTCAGTTGGTTGTGCACTTCGTAATACAAGTGATTGTTTGTTTATTGTATTTCTGGCATTTAGTGCACAGTCGTCTACATTTGATTTTGATATTATAAAATTATGGGAACTCTGGAAAAAATTTGACACTTCAAAACAAAATGGATTAACCTTACGATCGTTAATATATTGGTCAAAAAAAGATGCCTTGGAAAAATATAATGCTGTAAGAGAACAAAGTCTTGATTATTATATTGAACAATCTATTGATAGCGGTTTAATAGATCATGTGATTTTTGATAAAAAAGCAGCAGGTATAACGGATTATGATATTGCAAAAGTATTATATCAACTCAAAAAACATTTGTATACTTGCGCAAGCATCAAGACAAATCAATGGTTTGAGTTCAAAGACCATAGATGGATGCCAATAGATTCAGGGTATTCACTGAAAATCGCAATCTCAACTGAATTGCGAAGTTTATATTTGAAAAAAGCGGAACAGATCAGCAATACCATTGCAAATCTATCAGAAGACGAAGATACAAAAAAACAGTTTCTGCATACGAGATTATCAAAGGTTATGGAAATCTATACAAAACTAGCAAAGACGAATGATAAAAAGAACTATATGATAGAGTCACGAGATATGTTTTATGACAGTAATTTCATGGACAATATTGACAAAAATCAGTATTTATTATGTTGTTCAAATGGTGTTTGGGATTTTAAGGAGAAAGTTTTTCGCATAGGAAAACCGGAAGATTATATTTCAAAGTCAACAAATATTGAATATATACCGATAGGACCGGAACAACAAAAAACGGTGGATGAAATAAATGATTTCATGGAGAAATTATTTCCGGTAGAAGAATTGCGAGAATATATGTGGAATCATTTAGCATCCACTTTATTAGGAACACCTGGAAACCAAACATTCAACAATTATCTGGGCGGTGGTCGCAATGGTAAATCTGTGTTGGTTACATTAATGGCAAAAACTTTAGGAGAGTACAAAGCGGATTTACCATTGACTGCAATCGTAACACCAAAACGAACCAGCGTCGGTGGTTTAGCTCCGGAAATCGCAATGCTAAAAGGTGCAAGATATGTTGTTATGCAAGAACCTAAACAAGGAGATATTATCAATGAGGGTATATTAAAACAGTTGGTAAGCGGACTAGATCCAGTTCAAGCGAGAATACCTTATCATGAAGCACCTGTTAATTTTTATCCACAATTCAAACTTGTTGTTTGTACCAATATCTTGCCTGAAATAAAAGCGCAAGATCATGGAACTTGGCGCCGTATTCGTGTTGTTCCATATATGTCTTTGTTTACAGAAAATCCAGTACAAGGGGATCCATACAAACCGTATCAATTTGCACTAGATTCAAAGATCGATGAAAAGTTTGATGCCTGGAAAAGTATATTTCTAGCAATGCTTGTGGAGCGCGTATTGAAAACAGACGGAAATGTACCTGATTGTGAAATTGTATTAAAAGCAAGTAATGATTACAAGAACAAACAAGATGTTATTTCCCAATTTATCAATGAGAAGATTATTCGTACACCTGGCGCACCTATATTGAAGAAATCTTCTGTAAATGCTGAATTTACTATTTGGCATCAATCTAATTACGGTACGAAAGGACCACAATCAAAAGAAGTCCATGACTGTTTGGATCGTATGTTTGGTGTACATGACAGAACCGGATGGAAGGATTTAAAGATGATATATGATACAGAACGAGACAATACGATTGATGAAGACGAAGTAGATGATGTATTTTGAATATACAATTTACATAAAAACAATAAAAAATAAAAAACTAATGCATCATTGCACATAAAAAACGCCCACCTAAAGGTGGGCGTTCTTTATAAGTGCTTTGGTAACTGTTACTTTGCAACCTATAAATTACCTTTTACACCCTTGAAGATTTATAATGGGACGCCTTCAGGCGTCCCACTAGAGATTTAAGGGCAACAGTTACCGATAAATGAATTGAATGGAACGCCCCTGAAAGGGGCGTGTCCCATTTCAAATCTTCATCGGTGTAAACGCCGATTTTTTATGAGATATTATACATAATTTAATTAGTAGTAAAATAATATTATGTATAAATATATTAATGAATTCAAGATATAGTATAAAAAATAAAGAACCAAAAACATATATTTATTTTACACCAACCGAAAGTAATAATTTAGATGATATAAAGTTATTACTTGAACATGATGATAAAATTAATATATACCCTAATAATGAAGATGTAAATCCATATAACTCTTATAAAAATGTAACGGACTATATTTATAGAATTATAAATAATACTAAATTTTTATGTAAAGGATTAAATCATGATTATATATTAGATTCTTTTACACCTTTTCTCATTTAAAACGCACATTATTTATCTTCTTCAAATAATGATAAATAATATGACATCATTTCATTATAAACTATTAATATTTCCATTCTATCTTCATATGATAATTTATTTATATTTTTTAGAATATCTATACTAAATGTTTTTGAATTTCTAATATCGTGAATATATTTTTTCAATAATTGAGTATCATTATGGTTTGAGAAATACTTATCTTCTTTATATTCCACATTCCAATTTTTGCCTTAATAAACTTTGATGAAGAAATAAATGCATTATAAATTGATGTTATTTGTTCTCATATAGGCATAAGTGGTGCTGGAAAATTTTTAATTGAGCAAATAGAATATATATGTAGAACACTTTCAATGAGAGAAATACACTTAACATCTGTTAATAGTGCTATTACATTTTATGAGAAATATGGTTTTATTAAATACGATACATTGTGTGATGATATGTGTGTAATGATAAAAAGAATTAATAAAAAGAATGGCGGAAAAAGAAAAACACACAAAAAAATAAGAAAAATAAATAAAACAAGAAAAAACCGGCGTTTGAAATGTAAAAAGGTGTAAAACATTTTATTTACAAAAATAAAATTTTTTTATGTTAGAGATAGAGGAGGCGATTTGGCATTTTGTCCCATCATTTCATGCATTGCCTGTCCTGCATATTCTATATTTGTATTTGAATATCCATTAGAGTATACAGCAGATATTAGGATATAATAAATATAGACAGAAAAAGTATACAATGCATTTTCAAGAAAATAAATATAAAATGGAAACCCAAAAATAACGGCACCAAGAGCTAATTTTATTTGGAGAGAAAAAGGGTTTCTATATATAAATACACATAATACTACAGACAAAACAATATATATCCAAAAAGAAATATTGTATATGTTTTTTATTATTTTTGCAGACAAATCAACATATTTGGATTGTTGCGCATCTGCCGAATGATTATTTTTTGTATTATTGTAAGAATCTTCAAGCCTCTCATTTTCATTCTTCACTTTATCATATAATGTATTATAATTATTCAATGCTTGCATTTGAAATGTCAATATTTTTTTGTCTTTGTCTGCACCTAATTGGTTCAAAGAAGTAATTACTGAATCTGCATTATATGTAGTAACAGGCATTATATAGAATAATTATATATTTTTGAGATGTATTCATTATTCTATTACTCAATATTTTGCATATTGCGTATATTCAAAATTATCAAGTGCTTTTGTTGTTTCTATCGTAGTAAATGTTTCTGGGTTTTTTGCAGCTGTTGCAATAGGATCATAAATACATTTTTTTAATACATCATCCCATTTAGATCCAGCAGCTTTCTCTGTAGCAGGTGAACAACAATCTGAACCGGTGCAAGTTAGACCTGCAGTCAAAGATAAATCACTTCCATTATAAGTATCTGAATTACTTGTATTTATTTTAGGTGCTGACATATTGATTTCATCAAAATTGTAGTTGTTATGTTGACGAATATCAATATAATACATATACATGATAATAAGTCCAATCGATATAGTAGCAATCATTGTTATATTCAAAATAAATACAGGAATAAAAGATACATGTGTCTCTAATATGCGAAGTAACCATACGATTGCTAAAGTAATTGTCAAAGTAATTAATATTCTCAAATAAGAAGCGTATATTTTTCGACTGTTGTCATTGAAATAAATGATTCTATTTTGCGAAAGTAATGCTTGATCAATTGTTTTTTTTTTATCTTCTAATCGTTTTGATTCATTATCTATTATGTTTTTCATTTCGGTCTGTTTAGATAATCCATTTGTTTGTACAATGTTTAGATCATTCAATGTATCATACATAGCATTTACATTGTCATTTAATATATTTAAATCATCTTGTTTACTAGTATCATCTGTTGCATACAAATTAGTTACATCATTTAATAATTCTTGTTGAATAGACATATATTATATGTATCTATTTTTTACTAATGAGTATAGCAGAAATTAATAGTGTTCCACATGCGATAATACCTGTTATATATATTGAATTTTGGTATAATTGTAATTCAGCAATATCATCATTTATTGCAGTATGTATATCTTTTGGTTTATTGTAATTAAATAATGTATTTGGATCTTCTTCGTCATTGTAATGATAGATATTATTATTATTACTTAAATAATTTGTAGTAATTGAATATTTGTCTATATTATTTGAAATATCTAAATAGTTTTGGTATAATTGAGTTTTTCCAGTTTCTACTTTTTGAATAGTAATATCAAGATTATTTATGTTTTGTTCCACAGTGTTTGTATCTGCATCTATACCTTCAATAATTCTAGAAGATGCAATCGAAGAAGATGCAATCGAAGAAGATGCAATCGAAGAAGATGCAATCGAAGGAGATGCAATCGAAGGAGATGCAATCGAAGGAGATGCAATCGAAGGAGATACAATCGAAGGAGATACAATCGAAGGAGATACAATCGAATATGATATAGTATTTATTTGTTGAAATGGTGTATATTCTTTGTACATATATACACCATTGATATTTTATACTTTTATTGATTATAGTTTTTTGAATATATAAAACAATAAAGTAGTTGCTAAAATCGTCCACAATACACTTGTGTATATAGTAGAATCTAAATATAACTTAGAATTGTTGTATGATGATATTTCTTTTGTATATATTTCTTGTATTTTTTGTTGGAGTGAATCTCGCATTTTTTTATTATCGGTATATTTTTGTTTAATACTTACATATTGGTCAGGAAAATCTTGTTTATTAGACTCTATATTACTTAAAATAATAGATATATCTTCCAACATTTTGTTTAAATCGCTGACTCGTTGACACAATTCTTTTTTATCATTTGGATTTGTTTTCGATTTTATATACTCATCAGTAAATGAAAAATTATTTAATGAATTGATATCTATGAAAGCATTTTCAAAATTTGATATGTTATCGCTAGAAAAATTTGCGAATGTTGAACTACAATTTGAAGGTAGTTTTAAATTGGTATTACTTATAAGAGAAGTAGCATATTCACTGCATCTTTTTACTAAATAAGTATTATCTATAAAATTAGATAATTCAACGGATAAATACCTTTCTATGTAAAAAAAATCATTGGGACCGATTTGGGTATACTTTGATTTTTCTTCTTCTGTTAGAGTAGTAGTGTCATCATACTTTAATATTCTAGATGTTATTTTTGTTTCACTCGAACATTTATTTTCCCAAACTGGCGATTCATAAATAATATAATTAGGTATTGTGAATGGATTTGACATATTATAGATATATATAATATGACAATTTTTAACCCGTTATAAAAAACATAATAATGTTATATATTTGATTATGTTTTTGGCTTTTTTGTAAGAACATAAATATAACCAGATACAAACAAAATGCCTGAAAAAATATTGAATAAATGCAAATATTCTTTTTTATACTTTACATTTGCGTCTTGTAATGCTTGCTGTGTTGTATTATTTATTGAATTATTAGAAATCGTTTTTTCTCTCAATTTGATATTTCGGTCCAATTCAAAATAATAATCGTACAACTTTTCACGAAGTGATTGATCATTCGCTTTCAAATCATCTGCATTTTTATATGGTATTGCTGGTGTAGGATTACCTCCACCAAGATCTATTTCATTTTTAAAATCAGCATTCAAATTTAATTTTATATTGTTTATCAAAGACGCAAGTGTTATTTTATTATTTAGTTCTTTGTCCCCGTCATTAGTTATATTATATGGAGAACAATGTTGATGCAAATCACCATTTTTTGTTATCCTACCTGTACAGACACATCTACAATATGATTCACCCGTTTTATCTTTGAATATTTGTGTTTGACATTTATCATAATGTTCATGATTAATTGTACATGCTTTCGTAAATTTGCATCGTGGATTTTTAGTTGTTACTGATATAAGAGATGAATATTTGCCATCAGTAGTATTTTCGTCATATGGTATTGCATCATATTTTGTACCATTTATATCATAATTTGTTTTAATAATACCTGTAATATCAAACTCAGGGTTCATTTGATTTGCGTCGTTCACTGTATAGTTCATTATTTGATCACTATTATCATTTTTATCTTTAAGATCAAATTTAATAGTCGATCCAGTTTTTGGAGTTATATCCATAGTTCCGGAAATGTTTACTGTTTTTTCTTCTCCTGTACCTTGTGAAGCTACATTAATATTTATTTGTGTAGGATCAAAATTACTGAATCTATTATCTATTGTAATATTACCTGGTAGAAATTCATCAATAAAGGAAGATTTATTTTTTTCCAAAAATACAATAGTTGTTATTTTTGGATCAAATATATTTACATTATATTCATTTATATCATCACCTATTTCACTGCCTTTCATTTTCACCCATGCAATTAAATTCCCTTTTACAAATGGTATAGTAGCCTCTATATTTTTATTATCTTTGTTATAAAAAAAATCGTTTGTTCCATATCCAATACTATATTTTTGCTCTGGCATTTATATTATAATAATATTTTTATACACAAACTCTATAATAATTATATTCTAAAGCCGTATCACTTTTTCTGTTTATCTTAATAACCTGTCCTGGTCGTAAACATAAAGCTAATGCTTGTGGATCAAATCGTGAAATCTCTGGTAATTTCATCGTATCTTTCAAATTGTACTGTTTTTTTAATTCTGTGATTTCATCTTCTATTAAAATACTGGCGAATGGAACTAAAACATGTTTTAATATATTGAATTGCAATCGCTTAATATAATGGAGAACGATAAATATTCCGGAATGGTCATATACATATTTTATTTTTTGTATAGTTGTGTCATTAGGTTCTTCATTTGTAATTATGACAAGTGTATCTTTTTTTTCTAAAACTGTTTCTATATCATATAAATCTTCTATTAATTGGTCTAAATTGTCTTTTCGTAATTGTTTTATATTCAATAAATACTTTATATAGACTTTCTTTCCATCCGGTCTCGAAGCCAACATATCTAGTTGATTATTTGTATTCATTGCATCTATTTCATTAATGCTAAATTCAGTATAATCGGACATGTCATATCCTATATTTTGCATATGCTCAATAATTGTATTGCGAGATTTATAAATACTTAATATTCGGTTACTTGATAAAGCCATTATATATTATATTGATGTATATTTAATTATTTTTAAATATACATTTGTTATCAATTTTATGGGGATAATTGTATTATGAATCTATTTTTTTAATAGAGAAAATTCCCTTTGTTATACTATCAAATAAAGAAGAATTACCTCCTCCCTCTTGAGGTTTTACTGAATCATTCGATTCTACCAATGCATCCATTTTTTCTATTTTATCGTTGTTTGTTACTACATTGTTTGTATTATCGATATTTGTTTGAGATGATTTCATTGGCAATCCGTTTAATTCATTTTTATCACCAGTGACAACTAGTACATTTACATCTGGTGGTTTGATTTCATGTTTGATCATTGGTACTTGAAATTGTGTATTATATTTAGAATATTCGGGATTATATTCATTATCCATGGCTTCTTGATGCGAAGGTTGATATGAAGTTTCATATGAAGGTTCATATGAAGGATTTGTATATGGAACATATGGATATATTTCATTTACATCAACCACTTGAAAATCATTGTCGTCCGTATGTTCCCCGTTTGTTACATATTTAGATATGGTTGCAAATTCTGGTGTAATATCATTTATTTGCCACATATTATTATTTGACGACCCACCGCGAAGACTCACGAGTTGACCTATTGTATATTCTCCTTGATTTGTTTCTGTCGATGAGTCTGGTGCATATGCAGGTGACCCTGGTGCATAAGCAGGCGACCCTGGTACATAAGCAGGTGACCCTGGTGCATAAGCAGACGACCCTGGTGCATAAGCAGGCGACCCTGGTGCATAAGCAGGCGACCCTGGTGCATAAGCAGGCGACCCTGGTGCATAAGCAGGCGACCCTGGTGCATAAGCAGGCGACCCTTGTTCTAATTCGATTTCAGGAATAAACTCTTCATAATCTCTATCAGGTTCTGCAAGTAGTTTCTTTTTATGTACTAATTTAAATCGAACATCATTTACAATATTTTCTACAGATACATTTTCCTTTGATAATAATAAATCAATATTTTTAGAAAACGACATGTTTTCTATTTGCTCTATATTATCATCCGTAATAATGCGTAAAGCAACATTTGTACATTGTAATTCTTGTATCAATAATTTCAATGTATACGGAATGCAAACAATACTAAAACTGCGACCATGTTTTGTAATATTTTCAATCGTCAAATTATTTTCAGCAATGGAACCAACAAATTTCATGGGTCCATCTGCCATTGGACTGACAAAAATATTCTTAGAAGGATTATATACTGCAATCATACCACTTTTGTTACAAACTGCAATATAATATTTATCTCCTCGCTCCATCATTGATTCTGTCAAAAAATGAGTTGCACCATGTGATATTATAGAATCACGTTCCATTTCACCGATTCTTAATCCGCCGTCATTTGCTCTACCACTTACGGGTTGTCGTGTAAGTGCTGTTCGTGGTCCTCTTGTTCTGTAATTGATCTTGTCTTTTACCATATGTTTCAAACGCATGTAATAGGTTGGACCGAAAAATATTTCGGTTTCTATTTGTTCTCCTGTCATGCCATTATATAAAATATCATTACCACTTGAATGAAATCCATTGTTTACTAATGTTTTACCAAATTGCCCGATTTTTGTACCATCATTATTAAATGCGGTTGCATCACCAAAACATCCAATAGATACACAGGCTTTTCCTGTAATACATTCAACTAAATGGCCAATTGTCATTCGTGATGGAATTGCATGCGGATTCACTATAATATCCGGTATAATTCCGTTCCTAGAAAAAGGCATATCAGCTTCTGGAATAACAAGTCCAATTGTTCCTTTTTGACCTGCACGAGATGCCATTTTATCACCGATTGCAGGAATGCGAATTTCGCGAACGCGCACTTTAGCAACTCTCTCACCTTCTTCACCTTCTGTAATAAAAGTTTTATCCACGATTCCTAATTGTCCTTTTTTTGGTACTTTTGAATTGTCTTTTCTCAATGCTGTTTTCTGGTCAATTATACATGACATACCGATTAAAATCATTTTGTCATGCACTTCGGTTCCCTCTCTAACAATACCATAATCATCCAAATGGTTATATTCATAATCAGGTTTTGTGCCAATAATATTTACTGCATTTTCAATGTTTGTAAAAATCTTTTCGGTTTCTATTTTACCATCAGCGCCCATTATTTTTTCTTCATGTGTTTCGTAAGTAGAATAATAGGTTGTTCTAAATAGACCTCTTTTTATAGCGCCTTCATTTATTAATACAGCATCTTCCATGTTATAACCAGTATAACACATAATCGCAACAATTGCATTTTCTCCATATAGATTTTCTTCACCATTTATTGTATTCATATATCTGGTTTTTATCAAGGGTATTTGCGGATTTGCTAATACAACCGCAGATTTGTCCATTCTAACTTGATGATTTGTATGATATAATGAAACCGCTTGCTTGCTTTGACCACAAGAGAATGAATTTCGCGTAGCAGGATTATTTTGTGGAAACGGAATCAAATTGCACATCATACCAAAAATCAATGATTCATGTATTTCCAAATGACTGTATTTTTTTGAACCTTCATTTTTAAGCGTTTTCATATTCAGTGAAATCAATATATCTTCACTTTCACTCGTATCAATATAATCAATAATGGCTTTATTTTTTAAAAATTTGTCTATTTTTGCAGGATTTATTTCTTTATCAACGCCTTCATATAATTCATATAATTCGTATATTTGCATTTTATTTGGATGAAACTGAATATCTTTTCGCTTCTCATTAAATCCAGTGACAAGTTGTTCCCATGTGAAATCATCATTATCTATTTTGATTTTGATGGCGTTTTTTTCTTGCTCAAAGAAAAATTTGCCAAATTCACTGTCTTTATAAAAAATAGGTCGTGTTAATCTACCTTCATCAGTATATATGAATATCGTATTTTGTGTAATATCAAATGAAACACTTATATATATAGGTAATAAACCATTACGACGGAATAATTTTATATAATTTATGCATTGCAAAGGCTCTTCTACCATACCCGCCCATAAGCCATTTACAAAGACTCGTGTATTTTGCGAGATAATAATATGAGAGCATTCTTCTGTATATTTTAATTTAACCTTTTCGCGCAACCATTTTACAATCGGTTCTCTAGAAATGCCTTTTGTAATA